ACGAGTTGGGCCCTTTACTATCTCTAGGCCCCAATAATAATACATCTTTCACTACCCCGCCCTGAGTATATGAAAATACAAGTTGTATTCCTACATAGAATTTTTTCTTGTTACCGCTAGCCCCTCCATTTATATATAGTCCAGAAGGGAAAGCAAGAGTGAACTTTAATTTATCTATTTCTCCCGGTACGGCTATACCTAGTTGACTAGCACTATAACTTATAGCTGCTTGATTACCCCCAAAAGTATTTGTCCATTTTATTTCTTGATTAATGGCCGTTAAATAGCTAGCTGTAGGAACCCCCTCTATAAGTATCGGCTGTTGATCTCGTCTCCCAGATCTAAATGAAGCCCATACATTTTTAAAGTTCCACCTATCGTCTACTGTAGATGTAGAAGAGAAAGGATTGCTTAATACTTGAATACCCGTACCGCTTACGGAAGGTGCCGCTGCTACTACAGCAGTATTAGCGGAGTTTGATACTATAGTAGTAACTAAATCAACTCCTCCTGATTTGCCTGATCCCGTAGTAGAAATACTTGGGGTTACTTCTGCGGTATTTACGTCTATAAAAGTAACTAACTTACCTATGTATTCTGCACCCTCTGGGCCTAGCCCTGTGATTCTAATTTTAGGGTTTAAAGCTTCTATAAAATTTGCGTTAGTAAACATAGCTGTAGTAAAAAATCCAGCTGCTGTTATACGTGTCGACCCTGCGGTACCCGCAAATACTGTACTATTAGCCTTACCTCTTTCTAATAGTATTGGAGGAGTCCCAGTAACTAAAGAAAATAACCCCGTAGAGGTTACAGTGGTGTTTCCAGAATTAAATACTCCTGTATTTGATCTTTTAGGAGTTACTAAATTAGCGTTGTAGGTAGACACTAGAGGAGTACCATTTAAATATATTCCCGACGCACCCCCAACTATTCCTTCAATAGGGCCTTCTGATAATAAATCATAAATTATTGCATGTTGAGTAGATTCTACTGTACCAACAGAAATAGTATTAATATCTAGTTTATTCTCTTCCATTTATGCCACCCCTAGATTTCCTGGGTTAAGACTAGATACTGCATCAAAGTCCCCTTGTGCGCTATCTGCTGAATTATAAATAAATCCTGCAGAAGATATTTTTCTTTTTGTATATGAAACTGAAATAGGAGCTCCTCCTATTGTTAATCGCCCATATAAAATTGGTACAGGTTGTCCTTGTTTTATAGTATTAACAGGTCCATCAAAAGAACTACCCCCTGGCCTATCACTATCCACTATAGGCATAAGTAGTTCATTAATTCCTGAAATAGCTAAATTTAATGCTACACTTAAGGCCAGAGCGCCCGTAAAACTCATTGTTCCCCCGGCTGCAGTGAACCCAGCGAATTCTGGCCCCGCGAAAGCCCAACCACCCGGATTCCACCACATAATTGCTATAATTGCAGCAGCCCCAAGTATTTTTAGCCACGGAGAAGCTCCGGCTGGGACTTCTGTTATATAAATATCTTCTACGTTTATATTTAGCCCCAGTTCTGCTGCAGACTCTAAAAATTCTTTACCTGCTTTTATAGAGAAATTTGTACCTGAGTCCGCACAACTAATAATATGATCCTTAAACCCAGGAGTTTGGCAGTCTATTAATTGAAAAATCTCAGCTACAGTGTTACAACTTATATCCCACTCATGCCCAAATTTTTGTCCTAGTTCTCCCATTAAATAAGCTTTTTTCATGGTATAATCGTTTCCATACTGTTGTCTACCATAGAAATTATATGATAGGGAATATTAAATTGTTTTGATTGACTTATGTCAAAACTACTTGCCTTAGAACTACATGTTGGGTGGCTGTGCACGATTCCTACTACTTTTCCAAGAAGCTGCGCCGTAATCCAATCTGTGTCTTTTATTAAAAATTCTTCCGCGCCAACAGCCATGTTTTTACACGCGCGATATATAACAGAGTTATTTATGCTTATTAATACCCCACACCCTTCTCTAGGGTATTCTTTTTTCATATGAAGCATAATATTATTGAAAAGTTCTTGATCCAGGGAAGCCTCCAAATGGTAGTATGATAGTTTGGTCAGACACAGTATCTGGTACTATCTGCCCTAAAGAACCCGCGGGTTTATACTGGTATCTACGGGTACACGAGAATAATCTTTTTCCACAAGAGTCTCCTACCTCCCATTGCTCATTATAGCCTGGGTCTGCCCCCTGTGCTTTTCCCGCTTGGGTTACATATCTCTTCTTAAATAGTCTGGGTCCTCCATCGTAAGTGCTCATTACATAGCTATTATAGCTAGGGTCAGTATATACTGTATACGTTGCCACGTCACTATAGGCAGAGTACACTCTAACTCTTCTAAATGCAGGGTCTATATCACTCGGAGTATTTGTAGTATTAGCTACACATTGCCAATAGTTATTATCTGAGACACCTGTGGTAAAACTGCCGTCATTGTTAATTTTAGTAAGCCCCGCTTGAGTAGTAGAATAAATATTATTTACACTCCCCACTCCAGGCCATACACCCGAGGAAGTACTTATTACTACAGGCTCATCATTAACATTTACATAATTAGTATATGTGACTCCTTGTACTACCACTTGGCTAAACCTACTCCAAGTACATCCACCTTCTTTAAGAGAGGCGGATAAGCCTGGGTCAGCCCCTTGATATCTCCAACTACACCCCCCTCCTAATATAATTCTTGCGGGTAATTTAGCGCCTTCTAAATCATAGGGGGAAGCAAGTTCAAAAGTAACACTTATAATACTTTTACTTGATATTCTGTCTATATAAAATACATCTTTAGTATATTCTACGGCTGGGTTAGATGTTAAATAGGAACTTAGCGTTCTACGTCTAGTAAACTTTTTACCTAATAAATCGTTATAAGTATAACTAGACCCTAAGGCATCTCTAAACGTAGAAAGTACATTTGCTACTGTAAGTGTTGGCCTACTCGATACACCATCTGAGTTAATTTCTATTCCGGTTATTTCTGCTGGAATATTATAGTAGTTATTATTATCAAAAGTTACATTTGCTGTATTAGCTTGTAACCCCGAATGAAAGTATAGAGTATTACCACTTGGTAATTCTAATTCATATAAAACTACTAAGTTAGCTCCGGGATCTTGCTTTTGTAGGTCTCTTATTATCTCTGTCATGGCTCGTATACTCTTCTTAATCTGGCTTCTAGTGAGTAGTAATTATCCACTAAGTAACTCATTGTATATTCCTCGCAGACTACTTTTATCACTTTCTCAGTGCCCCCAGAACTAGTGTCTGGTATAGTAAAAGAAAAATTAGTTCTTCCTTTACCGCTATCTAAGAAAGTAGCTATGTCATCTATATCCGCTTTTTTTCTATTATTGAAAGATACTGAGTATTCTTCATATAAACTATTATTTCCTAATGGCATAAGCTGTGTAGACTCAAACGTTCCGAATGAGATTACACGCGGAGTCGTGCGGCGCGCGAAAGAACGATCCGGAACCCTATTTGCTACCCCGTCATTAAATCCTAGTACCATTATAACTCCTACTACTTAGATGGGTCTACTGCGTCAAATGACGCATTTCTAGATGCCCTAAATTTAGCCATGTAATGACTAGTTAAGGTGTAATTAAGACTGCTAGCTGCAATGGTGTCAAATGGCCAGGCGTACATTCCTGATTTCCAGTAAAAATTAGCGTCTGCACCAGACACATTAGCTGCTGTAGTATTTAGTTTTTCCACTCCATTTACCCAGATACGAGTATATCCTGTAGTAGTTGAAGATAGTTTAATATTTACCACCACATTAATCCACTGATTTAGGGGCAATGGATCAGCTAACACTGTATGAGTATTTGCAGCTAATACTCCGAAAAATGGAGTAGTTATACCTAAAGCAGACCTTCTATCATATACTGACATTGTAAATGGTACAGTAGCATCTCCATGAATTTGTGATACATGGAAAGAATAATCTCCAGAAGTAGTATGTGCTGCAGCCCAATGTGTGGAAGGAAGCCAAATTTTAAACCCTATCCAATAATCTTGCCCTAAAGTTAAGTTAGGAGTAGCCCCCAATACACTAGAATTTAATACTACTTCATTTCTATAATGTGTAGTACCTTCATTAGCCAACACTTCGGGGTTCCATACTCTACTTTGTGGATCTGTAGGGTTAGTTACATAATGGTTTGTTGGGTGCCCTGCCTCGTCCGTATTACTATTAACGAACCAAGGATCTGGGTATGTTGGGGGAACTGCTAAATCGAAATTATTTTGATAGGTCCAATATAGCTGAGAGGTACCAGCATTAAGCGCACCAATCGCACCGGTACGTGTACTATCACAATAGTCAATAGAATTCTGCTGGGCCCAACTGGCTGCGCTTGGTTTCGCTAACGAGCACGCGGGCCGCCAAGCCATATTATCGTATTCCCATTGCCAGTTTGCAATAGTTAAATAGGTAGCTGTTAACGTGCCACCCCCGGTAGCAGCGCTAGAGGTAGGTCCAACCGCGAAGTCCGCAGCAAGTGGTAGATTATTATAGTCAGCGTCAGTGAAATGTTGAAAGCCTCCTTGAACCCCAAGTGCGGCAAAGGTGCTGTACACGTCCCCGGTGCCAGGATTACGGCAGTTTGCTGCTGGAGTACCAGCCCACCAATTGTGCGTCAGAGTAACTTTAGCGAATTGTGCGTTAGTAGCATCACAATTAGGCGCGCCGGTTGTCGTTGCGAAAATATTGTTCTGAAAATCCACTCCGGGCGTATCAATGACAGCGTTAGTTGCGTCGTTATATACGCCACCTTTACCGGTGGACCCGATACAGGTATTACCCCAGAACCCCCCGCTACCTGGATACGTAAGTCCTGCAGTATAGTCGATACTCATGAACATGCAGTTCTCTTGATTAGCAGCAACGTTATTCCTAAAAATCTGCCGACGATTAGATTGAGCCGTGCTCCCTATGGTAGTAGAACCCTCTTTAGTGAGGCATAACGAGCAGAATGAGCGATTGGTTGTTGGGTTAGTTTCGTTAGCAGGATTACCCAGCCCCGTTTCCCAACGATAGTTACCGTTTGCAACGATATTTTGCTCAATGATAAGGTCCGATGAACCATCTCCGTAGAAGCCAAGCGTATTAGTAACAATGTTACCTCTCCACAGCACGAATGCCTCGTTACCCATCCCGATACCTTCGTTCCATACATCAGATACAAGATTATTCTCATATATGGTATGGCAAGGGTCACAATGGCTGATATATGTACCGCCGCCATCAATTCCTCCTGTTTGTGAATCAACTCGGTTTAGTCCAGTGTACGTAATCAGATTACCCCGAACGATGTTGTATGCGCTCGCTTGAAGGTAAATACCCATATATGCCGAATGATCAACTCGGTTATACTGAACAATTGAATAGTCGTTGCACGCGGCTTGACCTGCGCATGGATAGTGTCCAGAGGTTTCAAACCCATCTACGGTGATTCCGCCCGCCGCAGAATCGCGCACGTCTAAAGACTGAATCGTCACGTAGGCATACCCAGGATTAAAAATCATCGCGCTATACTTTCCAGACGGTATAGCACCCCCAGTATCGAACGCGCATTTAGAGGGCCACGCACGGCACGACGGTCTATATGACCCCTGTATGATTGCTCTTGGATTTGCAAACGTCATATTACGTGGGGGCGTAATTGTGGGTTCTTGATCGGGCATTACCTGATAGGCAGTACCCCCTGATACATAGTAAGACCCAATCACCGCTCGATCTACCGCGGTACCCGCCCAGTCTATGTACAGCGCAGCGTCCGTGCAGGTCGTACCAGACTTAAACCATACGTCAGAGCTAGTAGCCAAAGTTGTTTGATTAACTTTTTGAACCGTACGCCATGCAGTACCCGGCGAAGTACCGGCAAGTGCATTATCTCCATTTGCGCAATCAATAAAATAGCCTGTTATACCTGCATTGGACGCATTAAGCCCCCCAATTGTAGTAGTGCGGGAATTACCACAGTAGTCGGTATTTCCATCCTTAACCCATTCTGATTTAGGTACTTGAACTCCTGTTGTATTACATGACGGAAGCCACTGACGTTGAGCCAGTACCCAATCCCATGTAGTACCGGAATCTATGAATCCAGAAGAATTATAGTCTGCGGCAGACGCAGCAGTCGCTCCAGCCCCTGAAAGGGAAATAGCAAAATCTGACCATA